GCATCCCGGAGAAGCTCGCGCTCATCCATTCGGAAGTGTCCGAGGTGTTGGAGGCGTACCGAGATGGGGTCATGGAGACCGTCATCTCGGAGAGCGGAAAGCCGGAAGGCGTGCCGTCGGAGTTGGCCGACGTCGTGATTCGGGGGCTGGACCTGTGCGGTCATCTAGGCATCGACCTCGAATCGGCGATCGAGCTGAAGCACAGGTACAATCAGAGCAGGCCGTTCCGGCATGGGAACAAGAGAGCCTGAAAGGGAAGCGACCATGATCAAGCACGTCGGCAAGAAGTGGATTCTCTACTCGTCAGACGGCTCTCGGAAACTGGGGGAGCACGACTCCAAGGCGGACGCCGAGAGGCAGGAACGGGCGATCAACATCTCGAAGGCCCGGAAGGCGGGGCATCGGATACCGAGGAGGGGCGGGAAGTGAAGCTCAGGAAAGGGTTTCTCAGAGAACTGCGGGCGTTCCGTAAGGCGTTCGAGGAGCTCGTCCGCCGGGTAGGGGGCGGACTCGCAGCGCTAGGTTGAAAGAGGATCGGATGTAGGCTACGCTCTCCTTCCGAGGAGAGGCTAGATGATGGCGATGACTCGGGCGTCGAGCGGTGTCCAGGTGAGAGCCAGACTATCCGACGACGACCGGGGGGCGCTCTCTCTCTTGTTCGGCGGCCTAGAGAGCCAGCTCTTCCTCCACAGCAACTTCGGCGCCCAGCTCGAGCAGCTCGCCCAACTCCCGAAGAAAGAGCGCAAGCGGCTCTGTGCGCCGAGGCTGGAGGGGCCGCCGCAGATTCAGTTCATGGACGTGAAGACCACGCACGTCGTCCGAATCTCCGAGAATCCGTGGCCGCTCGAAGCCTGGTCATGCTGGCAAAATCAGCAGTCGGGCTCCGACGGCGCGCGGGTCCGGGAAGCGCGAGATGCCTGCGTCTGGCTCATCGATCGCGAAAGACCGTGGGTCGTCACGGTGCTCCACAAGATGCACGGGGGCGTCATCTCCTCGTTCGAGTCGAACGAACTCCGATTTCTCGGAGAACTCGCTCCGCTCGCATGCGACGTCGCGACGGTGCTGAATCGGGCTGCGCTCCTCACGAAACGGCTTCGGATCTCGCTCTCGCATCCATTCGAGCGCCGGGAGACCGTGAGTCCTCGTGAGGCGTTGGACGATCTGCTAGACGGCAGGGGACGCAAGGACTACGAGGACGCGATCCGCGACGAAGCGGGAGAGCTCTACGGGAAGGCGTCGGCGGAGTACCTCGTCGCGAAGAGGTTTTCGTGAGTCTCCCGGTGAAACCGCTGCTGACGGTCGAGGAGGTCGCCGAGGTGTTGGAATGGTCGCCGCGCGAGACCCGAGAATGGCTGCTCGGCTTCAAGCGCATCGAGGACAGTTTGCTCATCCGAGCGCCGGGCGCGCGGATGTGGTTCGTTCAGGCGGCGGCCCTCGCCCGCATCCTCGGTTTGCCGCAGGATCCGAAGCTACACGCGGCCGTCGAGAGCCACGGCCGGAAGCTCGATGACCACGCCCGGCGGCTCCGAATTCTGGAGCATGGGCGCCAACCGGCAGCGACAGGCGACGACGCGGGATGACGGTCTAAGGGGTAGCGCGTCCACGGACACAATAGGGGAGGGCATCGGGGGACGCCCCTCCCCTCCGTCCCTAGGTGCCGCCCCGCTAACCGATGCCTCGTCCGAAGAAGCCCCCCAAGCCGAAGCTCCGTCTCGTGAAGATGCCGAGCGTGCAGGCGCTCAAGATCGCCGAGCGCGACCGCGAGGTGCTGAAGCTCCGCAACGACGGGATGGAGTACCGCGACATCGCCGAGAAGCTCGGGATCACGCAGGCCAAGGCCGGCGAGATCGTTCGCGACGCCATCCGGGAGATACCGGAGGAGGACAAGAAGGTGATGCGGGCGCTCTCGGAGGCCCGGTTCAACCGGATGCTCCTCGACCTGCAGAAGACCAAGGACGACTACCTGAAGGACGTGGATCTCTTCCACGCGACGTACACGAAAGAGGGCAAGTGCGCCGACCCGAAGCAGCTCGTCGCCATCCAGGCGCAGATGCTCGAGATCGAGCGTGACCGCGCGAGGCTCTTCGGGCTGAACGCTCCGGTCAAGGTCGAAGGGGCCGGGGCTATCATCGGCGTCGGCATCAACGACATCCTTCGGATGAACGAAGCCGTGAAGGCGAACCACGCGCCGATCGAAGGCGATCCGCAGCTTCCGGTATGACCGACCCCGCAGCGCTCGCGCAGGAGATGCGCGAGAAGATCCTCCAGACCGCGTTCGCCGAGAAGGACTTCCTCACCTTCTGCGGGCTCCTCACGATCGAGGACAAGAACGGAGACCGTGTCCCGTTCGTGCTGAACCGCGCCCAGCGGCTCTACTTCTCACGTCGGACGGCCTGCGACATCATCCTGAAGGCCCGGCAGATGGGCTTTACGGCCGTCCTCATCGCGCTCGACATCTTCATCTTTCTCACGGTGCCCGGCGCAAAGGTGGCGATCGTCTGCCAGAGTCGGCAGGACAACAAGCCCCTCGAAGGCATCGTCGAGCGGGTGAACGACATCTTCCGCCAGCTCGAGGCGCTGGGTCTCGGCAAGGTGAGCCACCGCAAGGGCTTCTGGAGACGTGACGGCTCGGACGCTACGATGTGCGTCGCGGTCGCCGGCGCATCGCCAGAGAGCGCCAAAAATACGCTGCGATCCGAGCGCGTCACGCATCTGCACTGCACGGAGTTGACGTCCTGGCAGTACGCGACGGAGACCTGGGTCGCGCTGAAGCAGTGCGTCCCGCCGCGAGCGAAGTTCAACTCGTCGATCGTCTGGGAGTCGACGCCCCGCGGGGCCTCTGGCATCTTCTTCGAGGAGTTCAGGGCCGCGCAGGAAGGCCGCGGGGAGTTCACGCCGCACTTCTTCCCGTGGTACCTGATGCCGGAGTACGCGACTCCGCTCGTGCCGGGCGAGGAGATCGTTCCGCTCACCGACCTCGAGAAGAAGCTCAAGCCCGAACAGGTCAAGTGGTACCGGACCATGTGCGAGGGGGAGGGTGGCGCGCTCACTCCGCAGGAATATCCGTGCGATCCGGATTCCTGCTTCCTGACCGAAGGTCGGAACTTCTTCGACGGAACGAAGATCCTGGCGATGCTGCAAGGGGCGTCGACCTACGAAGCGAAGCTGACGTATGTCGTGAACCGGTCCTGCAAAGCGGACAGGCGGGATCTGAAAGCCTCTGGCTCTGGGACACTCATCCCCAAGCTCCGCACTATCCGGGTCTTCCACCAGCCCGAGCCGGACCGTGAGTACGTCGTCGCGCTGGATCCGTCGGAGGGTGTGGGGCTTGATCCGAGCGCCGGCATCGTTCTCGAGCGCGGCACCGGACGCCACATGGCGACGATCTGGGGGCAGTTCAAGCCTGGAGAGCTTGCCCGGGTTGCGGTCTGGGTGGCGAAGCACTGCAACCACGCCGAGATTGCGACTGAGCGTCTGAACCACGGCCACGCGGTTCGGGTGGCGCTCGTGAACGAGTGCAAGTACCCGCACATCTTCCGGGACTTCGACAAGAGGTACGGATGGGTGAACACCTACCAGTCCCGGACCCTTGCGCTCGATCATCTCGAGCAAGCAACTCGACAGGGCCATTTCAGGACAGACGACGTCTTCCTGCTGCGGGAGATGAAGGACTTCATCGTCTCCGAGACCGCGGGCGGCAGAACGCGCGCAGACCATGGGCGCGGCAAACATGACGACCTCATCATGGCGACCACCATCGGGTGGAGCGTCATCAGCCGCCGCCGCATCCGCCGCGACCTTTCCAACCTTCCACCAGGCTAGCGAATGAAGACCTACGGAACGCTCAGCCAGACGCACCCGAGCTACGATGCCGGGTTGCTGGAAGAGATGGAGGACCTCTACCAGGGCGGCTACCGTATCCTTACGCGGTCGAGCAAGTACCTGACCCAGATGGTGAACGAGCACCCGGCGCGGTTCGCCGAGCGCTGTCAGATCACGAGCTACCAGCCCTACTTCGGGCAGGTTGTCGATCAGTTCGCTTCCGCGCTCTTCGGGCAGCCGCTCGATGTGAAGCCCGCGGGGGATGCGGACGATCCGGCGACACCGGGTGAGCTTCCGGATCCCGAGATGTACCGGGAGTTCGTCAAGGACTGCGACCGCAAGGGCGGGACGTTCCCCGAGCTGATGAAGGCCGAGTTGATCACGGCCCTCAAGAAGCGCACGGCCATCATTCAGGTCGACGCCCCCGCGAACGACGGGACGGCGAAGACGAAGGCCGAAGAGGACGCGCGGTTCTACGCGTTCGAGGTTCCGGTCGAGCAACTCATCGACTGGGAGGAGGACAAGAACGGTCTCGTGTGGGCCGTGCTTCGCCAGAGCGAGCGCCCGCGCGAGGGCCCCGACAGCCGTCGGGACACGACGATCGAGACCTTCACGATCTGGAAGTTGGTCGATCAGGAAGACGGCTCCGGGAAGAGGGCCGCGTTCGAGCGCTATCGGATCGCGACCAAAGACGGCGCGGCCAAACCGATCGATCAGACGGAAGTTCCGCTCGTCGATGAGGGCGTTACCAGCTTCAAGCGCATCCCGCTCCTCCGGCTTGTCCTTCCGATCGGCCTCTGGGTCGGAGGGATGATCGGCCCCCTGGCGCGCGAGCACTTTCAGCGTAGGTCCTCGCTCATCGGCTCGCAGAATCGCTCGCTCTGCGCGATCCCCTACGTCAAGCTCGGTTCGGAGATGGGCGCCGAAGGCGGTGCGCTACCCTCCGAGGTTCAGCAGGATCCGAACCGAGGACGAGACCCGGTCGGGAAGTTCGAGAAGCAGGGCTACGTCGTCGTTGGGGCCGAGGACGGGGTCGGCTTCGCCGAGCCGCAGGGACACTGCTACGAGATCGTGAATCTCGAGCTGCGCGAGCTGAAGGACACGATGTTTCAGGTCTGCCATCAGATGGCAGCCTCCATCACCGGCGGATCCTCGACAGCCCTCGGTCGTTCGGGTTTGTCGAAGCAGAAGGACTCCGAAAGCACGGCGATGGTGCTCGGGGAGCTCGGCTCCCGCATGCGCTCCTTCGCGGTCACGGTCTACCAGACCATCTCCGAGGCGAGGGGCGAAGAGGTGGTCTGGAACGCGTCGGGGCTCGACAAGTACGAGCGCGAGGACCGCGCCGACGTCCTGAAGGAGTCGGTATCGATGGAACTCGTGACCATCCCGTCGATCACCTTCAAGAAGACGTACAAGTTCGACATCGCCCGCAGACTCCTCGGCGTTGGGACGAACACCGCGACCCTCGACCAGATCAAGAAGGAGATCGAGGACGGGGTCGAAGACGAGATGAAGCGAGAAGAGATGATGCAGGAAGCGGAGTTGGAGGCGGCCAAGAACCCTCCCCCGCCGGAGACGAACGCGCTCGTCCCGAAGGTGCCGCACATCCAAGGCGCCCCTCCCGCACCCCCCCAGCCTGCGCCCAAGAAGAAGTAACCGGTGCCGCTCGTCCGGGTTCATCCGAAGGCCCCGGTGCCGCCGGAGAGTAAGAAGGCCATCCGGGTCTCGCTGGGCGCGCTTCTCCTTGCCGAGAGGGCGACGAACCGGAGCCTCCGGCAGACCGTCAAGGACGCTTCGTCTCGCACCGCTGGCGACCTGGCAACCCGCCACGACAAGCGAGACGAGGCGATTGCCCTCCTGCTCCTCATGGCGTCGCGTCGCCTCGCCCGAGACGCCGAAGAGGCGCTCCGGAGAGCGAAGGCGTCGG